ACTGGTGCTGGAACTCCTGTTGGCTGGGGTAGAGCAACTGATATTGTTAATGGTGCATCTATGTCTCTTGATACTGTTAAAAGAATGTACTCTTTCTTTTCCCGCCACGAAGTAGATAAGCAAGGAAAAGATTGGGACAAGCCATCTAATGGAAAAATAATGTGGAATGCCTGGGGTGGGGACGCTGGCTTTGCATGGTCTCGTGCTATTGTTGAAAGAGAAAAGAAGTTTTGGCAAGCAAGCCCATTTAATTTTAAGGGGTAAAGATGATATTATTTATAGTGCTTGGCTTGACAATAGCAATCGTATGCTCTATAATTATATTAAGTGTAAAAAAGAATAAAAGATATTTTGCTAAAGTAGTGTATCGCCAAAGCGATATACATCAAGTAGTAAAAAACTTTATTCCTAAAGATCTTTTTGAACTACCAAAGAAGCTTTCTCAGGCAAGAAAGCATTTGAGTAATAATACTGTAAAGGTATTAATTATAGAGGATCAGGCATATTGGGTGCATGCTAATATGTTTTACATGGCTGACACAGAAGAAGGATCAGTGAATCCAGAAACAGTTAGGCCAGTTGATACAAACAATATGTCAAAGCGGGATATTGATAAGATGTTATTCATTTTGGATAGCTTAAGAAACGGAAATTCTGATGATAGTAGCAGTACATGGAACAGCTGACTTTGATGATTATCAAGTCTTCCTTCGTGCTATGAGTGTTGCCCTTTCTGGAATGAAAGATGGAGATAAAGAGTTTACAGTGTATTCTGCAGGACCTGCAGCCATTAACTCTTTTGTTTCTGAATTTTGTAACCTATCAGAAAGAGGAATGAAAGCTCGTGGTAGAAAGATAAAGTTCTTTAAGGTACCTAATTCTTGGATTGAAGAGAACATGGGCAATGTTAACTACCTTGCTTTTCTAAGTAAGCCACAGCAACCTGTATCAAAACTGATTGCAGTTGCTGAAAAAAATAATGTTGAAGTTGGAATTTTCAGATACTAAAGGGGTAAAAATGATTGTAAAAGATTTAGCAGTAATGGAAAAAATTGTCGCAAAGAACTATAACCTATATTGGGATGGTTGGACGGTAGTAGAAACCAAGCAGTCTGATATTGCAAAAACTGCAGTTAATGGCATTCGTCGTAAGGGTAAATGGTTTTTGGCAAAAAGATTTGTACCTGATCACAACGGCTGGGATATTCCAAATAGATATAAGGTATAAATATGAAGCAACACTTATGGAAAGACGAAGGTGCTTGCTTTGATATGGATACAAATTTATTTTTTGATAAATATGAAGATGATGAGCTTGTTAGACCAATCATAGACAACCTATGCCAGGCCTGCCCAATGCAAAAAACATGTTTTGCCAACGGGGTATCAGGTAAGGAATGGGGAGTCTGGGGTGGTATATACTTAGAGAATGGCGAAATATCAAGAGAGTTTAGTAAACATAGGACAAAGGAAAAGTGGGGTGAAATGTGGAAATCTCTAACAATGGAGAACAACTAACAAGCTTTGAAGCAATGTGTTCAATACTTGGTGAGTTGTGGATGGACTATAAGTCTGATAAATATTTCAAGGACTTCATTGAGTACAATGATATTGGTTTACCTATTGCATTCTTAATTGATAATGAATTAGTTGAACCAAGCCATCTTGCTAAACAATATGTTCATGAGACGTGGGATATATTTATGGCAGCATTAGAGTTAACTCAGGACATGGGTTGGGAATCACTTGAAGAACTTTTCCATTATGTAGATAAGAAGGATGACAATTAATGTATACAGACTCAATGCGTAGAGCTTTTCATTCAATATCTGCTCCTAAAAATTTTACTGTTGAACTTATAGATAACGAACACTTTCTTACTGTAAAGTTAAACGAGTATGATTTTGTACCTATGGGTCATGATGAAAAAATAAAAGCATTACAGTATGTTGTACAATTAAAGAATGCTTTAGAGATGGAAGGCGCAATCGTGCTTGTTACAAGAGAGGCTGTGAAATAAATGAACAATATACATATTGTGTATATACTCAGCGGTTTTGTAGGTATTCTAACCCTGCTTTCTTTTATGCTTTCAATTAAGATATTAAAGATGCGTAAGAAGATGAAGACTATACTAATGGCATATTCAAAGATTGAATCAATGATTTCTCTGAAAGAAGATCACAAGATAGATAATAATGTACATAAAGAAAGCTTTATAAAGTTTCTTTCTGATTCTCGTGATTGGGCTTATCAATACATTGAAACAGTCCAGGCTGGACTAACTAAGTTTGTTAGTGATGTTGATGCAGACATATCATATTTTGATGAATATGGAGAAACCCTATCTATGGGACGACCAGATTTTGCTGCTATGAAAAATATATCTAGTGCATACAAAGATTTAAAGAAGATGCTTCCAGAAAAGGCTAATGATGGACGCTAGAGGTATACCAACCTGTGAATGCCCAAACTGTGGCGGTACATTATTTAGAGCATTAGTATCATTTGATACAGTAACATACACGATAGGAATGTACCATTTAGATATACAGTGTAATAATTGTGAAACTATGTGTACCGCTCCAACACCACAGGACCATCCTGAAAATCCAACTCAGGATCAAGGAGTAAAAGAATGATTATTCTTAAATTAAAAAATTTTAAACACGGTATGGAGGAAAAATGAAAGATATATTGTTATCAACAATAACAGGTTTTGGATGTGGCGTAGTATTTGCTGCATTCAAATTGCCAGTACCAGCACCACCAGTTTTTGCGGGAGTCGCAGGAATTATTGGTCTATGGATTGGCTTTACAGTACTAACAAAAATAATATCCTAGGAGGAAAATTATGAATACAGAACAAATTAAGGCACTGCTTGCATCATACGGAAGATCAGTTCTTGCATCAGGCCTTGCACTATACATGGCAGGCGTGACAGATCCAAAGGATCTATGGACAGCACTCGTTGCTGCAATAGCACCTGTTGCAATTAGAGCAATCAACCCTAACGACAAGGCTTTTGGTATCTTGCCAGATGCTAAAGAGGTAGAGGCTGCTCTAAAGACTGCTAAGGCACCTGTAAAGAAGGCTGCTAAGAAAGCTGCAAAGTAGTAGTTGCTTATAGGGGGTCAGTCCACAACTGGGCTGGCCCTCTTTCTGCTATAATTAAAATATATGTCAAAAACAGCTCTGATAATGTGTACTTATGTAAGGTTTGAAAACCTTAAGATTACTTTGAGCTGCATAAAAAGACAAACCAACCAAGACTTTAATTTTTATATAATTGATAACTCTAACAGACATGAGAAATTATTAAAGCATCTTGAAAAATATGGCAACGGTATAGATGTAACTGTACACAATTACAAGAATGAATTTAAACAATTTGCTAGATTTCTATTAGCAAGAGAGTTATCTGAACAAGGATATGAAAAGATAATTTTTATTGATGATGATGAGATTCTTTCAGATACATTTATACAAGATTGCTATGATCAATATGAGCCTGATAAGGTAAAAAGCTTTTGGGCCCATATGGTTGAAAAGATTTATAATAGCAAGGTTAAGTTAGAGCAGGGCGAATGTGGCAATTATGCAGGAACGGGTGGATTAATATGTCACTCAAGCTTATTTCTTAATGATGACTTCTTTGATTGTCCAGAAGAGTACTGGATTATTGATGACCTGTGGCTATCTTTTTATATATTAAAACACACTAACCTTAAAATTCAGGAACTTAAAACCAACATTGAATTTATTAGAGATACTAAAGCAACACACATGACTCTTGGTAACTTAAAGCAAGAGTTTTCAGAAGAGTTTATTCTTCCAATATCAAAAATTTTGGGACTAAAGATTTAGTAAGTCCTGATATTTTTGGTACAGAGTTTCATTAGAGAAATTATTTATACCTATATCAAAAGCTTTACTTTTATTTAGAAAAATATCACTGTCATAATAATCATCAACTAACTTAGCAAGCATCTTAGGATCACCCTCATATACATCAAGCATAGTGCGAGTCATTAGCCTATCAATCTTCTTTGAGTCTACAAGCCATTGCTCTGGAAGTATGCTGTTATTGGGGGATATATTGGTCATAAAAACGGGTAGAGAGGCCAATAGAGCCTCGTTCATAGGCAAACACAACCCTGCATATCTCCTAGGCAAGATCATAGCGTCATAGCCCTCATAAAGGCTTTCTCGTGTTTCTGGATTAGAGGTATCAATAGTCAATCTTGGATCATCACATTTTATATCTAGTGGGGTTTGACTTTTAATTACCAGCTCATAATCAGCCTTAGAATAATTAAGCATCTCAATAACTGTATTGGTTCCATTTCTATCCTTTACCGCTGCCTTGCCACCAATATGTAATATTTTTTTATGTGTTTTTGATATGTTAATATTTTTTGCATTTAAAAATAAATCAACACTTGTTGGAGGTGGAAGGTGTATGACCTTTGCTCTATCGCTAAACTTCTTTACAACATCTTCAAAGTTCCATAGGCTTGGGGAAACTAATATGTCTGGCAGTTCAAGATCTGGGTTTACTAAATAGTCTAAGAATTCATAGTTGTATTGAAGAATGGTTTTAATTTTTCTTTTCTTTGCCATGTTAATAAATGAGTTATGATAGAAAATCTCACAGCTGATAACTACATCTAAGTCGTTTAAGAATTTGGATGCCTCTTCTTTGGAGGCCATGCCATACTTAGTTGTTGTAACATTGTATTCAGAATACCACTCTGGATGTTGCTCGTTGCCATTAAAATGTGAGGAATCAATAAGAAGAATCTTATTAGGATTAAGCATCTTAACTAATTCTCTAGTCTGATTACCTAAACCAGTATTATCAGATCTTGCAATGATTCCTAATCTCACAAGTCCATCTCTCTGTAGAGCTGTCTTAATCCTTTTAGTGTTCCAATATCCATATACTTACCGCCAGGTTTTACTGCTCTTATGTTTCTGCCGTCTAAGATCCAGTCCTTTATTTGTTTTCCTGGATGCTCCAGTTCTGGATCTAAATATCTAATCATGTTTTTTCTAAACATCATGGTCCCCCACATATCTGGATAGTCACAATTTTCTGTTTTATCTTCAGAACCAATGACCTTATCTCCAGAAAGTAATACCTGTCCAACACGACCCTTTATATCATTACTACATTCCCAAACACCTAAAACTAAATCAGCATTTGTTTGCTTCATCATTTCTTTATAAATATTTACGGGTGAGTTCAAGATATAAGTATCTGGCATTCCAACAAGAACGGTATCGTTTTGTTCACCAACCATAAACTTGACGGCATCTGACATTGTTGATGGTTCCCGCACAATTAACTTAACATTCATATCCATGTTTTGTATAATAGGAACCCATTCAGCCCTAGTTGATATACGAACTTCATCACATACTTCTAACATTTGTTCTACATGCCACTGAAGCAATGATCTCTCATCAGATATAGGCAAACAGAACTTTGGTATGCCACCAATCCTTGATGCTTTTCCAGATGCTGGTAAAATTCCTATTGTTTGCATTAGATTAAACCATAGTTTCTTTTTAAGGTTTCTATATCATTTACTGGCCAATAGTCTAAAGATTTTGTAGGATCGTTAAACGGATGCTTATACTCTCCCCAGCCTTCTCTTGTTCTATCCCCGCCCCACTTAGACTTAAAGTAATCATGAACACCGTCAATATTAATCTTTAGTCCGTCTATTGTTGCTCCACCATCTACTTGACATGTCACATCAACCTCTGCTGAAGGAGAATTAATTCTCATCACATAGCTTATTGGTGTGTTAGAGTGTACAAATTGATTACGCCAAGATACTACAAGGTCTGATTCAGTATTAGTTATAAACTGCTCTTCAAGCAACCTGCACCTGTGATCCCAATCGCAGTCGTCAAAGTTATAAGGATAAAAGTTTTCATCAAAATATCCAATTGCTCCAACCAACTTTTTGTTTATTCCAGCAAGATGCCACCCATGTTGTGTTCTAAACATCAGTCCATTAAAATCTTGCAACATATCAACAATATGAGAAAAGGGTTTATTAAATAGCATTGATGATGAAACAAAAAATGTCCAGTCATGGTTCTTTTTTAATCCTATGTTCCATGCTCTTGCCAATCCAATATTTTCTGACTGATACTCTACTTGAAAGCCATACTTCTTTTCAAAGATTTCACACTCTCTGTTACCACTGTTATCTATAAGCAAAACATTCTTATCTCGTATAGACTCCATGCAATTGTA